AAGGATTCTTGGGTAGGTTTGACTAATGGATCAGATTGCAAAGCAGTATTTACAAAAGTATCAAAAAGCTAAATCATTTCGTGAACGGTGGGTTCCATTGTTTGAGGAGTGTTACGAGTATGCGCTGCCTCAACGTGAGTCCTTCTACACAGAGGACGCAGGCCAACGGCGTGATGATAAAATCTTTGACGAGACTGCTGTAGTCGGTGTGCAAGAGTTTGCTAGCCGCTTGCAATCAGGCATTGTTCCCAACTTTGCACGATGGGCCGACCTTATGTCAGGTAGCGAAGTTCCTAAAGAAGAACGTGAAGCTATTGATAATGAACTTGATGATGTAACTGATTACGTCTTTGAGGTTATACAGAACTCTAACTTTAGCCAAGAAGTGCATGAATCCTTTATGGATCTTGCAGTTGGAACTGGTGTTTTGTGCGTAGAAGAGGGAGATGCCCTTAATCCTATTAACTTTAGTGCCATTCCTTTGCCGCATGTTGTGTTGGACACAGGCCCAGACGACAAGATTGACCACGTTTACCGTGAGCGTAAGAATATTCAGTTCGATCAGTTGTCTCAATTGTATCCGAAAGCCACCTTTGACCCTAAAGTTATGGCTAAAATGGGCAGGGACTTAGAGACAACTGTGCTTGAACTAGTGTGCAAGGACTATTCTAAGAAGAATGAAGAAGCTTACTTCCACTATGGTATATGTATGGACACAAAAACCCTGCTTTATTCCAAGCAGATAAGTGGATCTGGCTCTAATCCATTCATATGCTTCCGCTGGGCGAAGTGCGCTGGCGAAGTCTATGGTCGTGGCCCACTAGTTAACGCGCTATCTTCTATTAAAACAACAAACTTAACCATTGAGCTTATCCTAGAAAACGCTCAAATGGCTATATCTGGCGTCTATCAAATTGACGATGATGGCGTCATGAACGTAGATACTATACAACTCGTTCCAGGATCTATCATACCTAAAGCTATGGGTTCTGCTGGATTGCAGCCAATACAAGCAGCAGGTAACTTTGATGTTGCCCAGCTAGTTCTTAGTGACATGCGTTTAAACATTAAACGTGCGCTATATAATGATATGCTTGGCGATCCTAACAAAACACCAGCCACTGCAACAGAAGTTGCGGAACGTATGGCTGATCTTTCCCGCCGTATGGGTTCTGCTTTTGGTAGATTGCAGGCAGAGTTGGTGCAACCTCTGCTACAGCGTGTGGTTTACATACTTAAAAAGCAGGGACGCATTGAAGTTCCTACCATAAATGGTCGTGAAGTTAAGATTCGTTCCGTTTCTCCGCTTGCACAAGCGCAGTCGAACCAAGATATTTCTACAGTTGCTAGATTCTTGGAGCTAATTGGTGGGGTGTTTGGCCCAGAAATGTTGCAATTGCTGGTAGATGGTGAGAAAACCGCCATACATTTAGCTAAAAAGTTTGGTGTACCTGAAAGCTTGATTCGTGATGAGGATCAGCGTAAGCAAATAGCTGCACTAGCGCAGCAAATGGCTGAACAACAGATGCAGCAACCGCAGCAACAACAAGAGGCCCCTATTGGCTAACAAGATAAACATCGGAATTGACGGGTATCAGCGTGATAAAGCGGCTGATACCCAGATAAGTAAAAACATTGCTCAAATATATCAGACCCCTACTGGTCAAGCAGTGTTGAAGTATCTTCGCTCAATTACTATTGAAATGGTTAATGGGCCTAATGTTACAACAGAAGAATTACGGCACTTGGAGGGTCAGCGCTATGTTGTTGGCCTTATCGAACAACGTATTGCACACGCACATCGGAGCAAAAACAAATGAGTGAATCACTTATCGAGCCTACAGTTGAGGCCGAACCAGTAAGTGACGTAGCGTCACAAGGTTTTGACGTAGCGTCACCAGTTGACGAGAAGCCTGATTGGCTTCCTGAGAAATATAGCAGCGGTGAAGACCTAGCCAAAGCATACAAGGAGCTTGAGTCTAAGCTTGGCACTAAGGATGAAGACATTAAAGCTAAGTTTATGGAGGAGTTGCAGGCAGAAGCAATTGGAAACCGTCCAGAAACTGCTGGTGACTATCAACTTCCAGACACCGTTGACCAAGAAGCATCAGTGGATAACGACCTATTGAAGTGGTGGTCAGAGCATTCGTTTGAAAATGGCTTTTCTCAAGAGGAGTTTGAGAAGGGCATTGAAATGTACGGCGAGTCTATGGGTGGTAATGGGCCTGACCTAGAAGCCGAGGCTGCACAGCTTGGTGAAAACGCTAATGCTCGTATTGAAGCGGCGTCTATGTTTGCCACGAAGTTCTTTCCAGAAAATTCTTTGCCAGCAATTGAACGCATGTGCGAAAGTCATGAAGGCATTATAGCCCTAGAGGCTATACAGGAAGCCCTTAAGGATGGATCGTTTTCTGGCAGCACACAATCTTCTGCTGGATTATCTGAGGCTAAACTAGTGGAGATGATGAATGACCCAAGATACCACAACCCAAGAGACAGAGACCCTAGCTTCGTTCGACAGGTCGAAGAAGGTTTCAAGCAGATCTACAGAGGTTAAAATACTAACGCGGGGTGATTACTATCTCACCCCGTTTACGCTTGGTCACATAGACGAGGTGGCAGAAAACTTAAGCTCAGAGAATAAGCGAGAGCTAATCCTTATAGGCCACACCAATGTAAAAGAAGCGCTTTATGAAATGCACGAATCATCAGAGTGTTACATTACTAGGCGCAATGACGAAAACTTTCTAATGGTTGGCGGACTTTGGTACGATGGGACTAAAGACGCACAAATGTTTGCTATGTTTTCTGAGGGTTTAAAGCAAAACTTTCATGCGCTAGCTCGTGGCTCTAAGCTTTTAGTAAACTTCTTCGATCAAGCCGAAGAAATAATTACCATGAGTGTTTTGGCTGAGTACGAGCCTATTTTAAACTGGGCTTCTTGGCTTGGCTTTGAAGCTGTTGGGGTAACTGAGCGTAACTCTTACAAGTACGTTGAGTTTGTGCGTTGCAATCCAACCAAAAAACTTGTTTACAATGAATCACTACGGCCCGTAATGCACTGAAAGGCCCGAAAGGATACCCTTGCTGACGTGAAAGAGCGGACACCCGTTGACACTGTAACTTCATAATAGGACTGAAAAAATGGCTAATACTATTGACCAAGCCTTTATCAAGCAGTTTGAAACAGAAGTACATTTAGCGTATCAACGTATGGGGTCTAAGCTCCGTAACACAGTACGTTCTACAAATGTATCTGCTTCAGTTGCTCGTTTCCAAGTAATTGGAAAAGGCGTTGCTACTACTAAATCCCGCAACGGTAACGTAACACCAATGGAACTTGCTCACACTAACGTGGAAGCAACCATGGCTGACTTCTATGCACCAGAGTATATCGACAAACTTGATGAATTGAAGACTAACATCAATGAACGTCAAGCTGTTGCACAATCTGCTGCTGGAGCTTTAGGTCGCAAGACTGATGAGATACTCATTACTGCTATGGACGCTGGTGCTAACAGCACTCAAATCCATGACGCAAGTTCTGCTCTTGAAAAAGCTGATTTACTTTCATTGTTCCAAACATTTGGTTTAGGCGATATTCCAGAAGACGGACAGCGCTATCTTGCTATGTCACCTGCTGGCTTTGCTGACTTGTTTGCAATTACTGAGTTTGCTTCTTCGGACTTCGTTGGTCCACAGAACCTTCCGTTTGCTGGCGGCATGACAATGAAAGAGTTCTTGGGCTTCAAGATCTTCTCAACGTCTGCTGTAGCTGGTGGTAAAAACTTTGCATACCACACATCCGCAGTTGGCCTTGGCATTAACTCCGATGTGTCGACTGAAGTTAACTATGTGGCAGAAAAAGTCTCACACCTCGCAACCTCTATGATGTCCATGGGCGCTATCGTTATTGACGATGATGGTGTTTATGAAGTCTTAGACAACAACTAAGGAGACTGAATAATGGCTTATACAGCATCTAGCCTCATCCGTATTGGCGGTGGTTCTGGTCAAGCATTTTGGTATTACACCAGTGCAGACAGCATCGCTGACGCAAATACTGCTGGGTATTTCAACGCTGCCGCAGGCATGTTGAACATCAACGATGTAATCATGACTGTAACATCTACTGCGGGAACGCCTGTTATTACTCATGCTTATGTTAATGCAAACAATGGTTCGACTGTTGATATTACTAACGGCGTTGTCGTTACTAATACTGATGGCGATTAAATAGAGCGGGGGGTTTCGGCCCCCCGACCTTAAAATGCCAGATGTAGCAAACACACCCATCAAGATTTGTTCTCGCGCCTCTATTCTTATTGGTGGTGATGTAATCCAATCTTTCGATGATGGCACTGCGGAAGCAATAGTTTGTGACGCAATGTACGAAGACATGGCTAGGTCAGCTTTGACAAACACCCGTTGGAAATTCTCTACAGACCAAGCAGTGTTAAACCGATTGGCGGAATCGCCAACTGGACGCTGGGAAGCGGCATACCAAATACCATCTGAGTCTATCATGCTATCAGCAGTTACGGTAAACGGGTTTGCTTTAACCTATGATACATACGGATCTAAAGTATTCTGTAATTCTTCGTCCTCAGATGTAGTTATCGCTGACTATGTATACAGAGCTAACGAAACAGATTGGCCTCCTTACTTTAAAACTGCTGTTGAATATATGATGGCTGGTGTTTTAGCTGTTTCAGTAGCGCGTGACCAACAACTTGCTAACCTAATGGAACAAAAAGCTGCGTTCCAAATGGCTCAATCTCGCAGGCTGCACTCGCAAACGCAGACAACTCGTAAGCTAAATACCTCAAGGTTTATTGGCGAAAGGCGAAGCTAGTGCAAAAGATAAGAATCCCAATGAATAGTTTTCAGTACGGTGAAGTAAGTGATTCACTTATCATGCGTACTGATACTGCTATCTATGCAGGTTCAGCACAACGTGTTGAAAACTTCTTGGTTATGGCCGAGGGTTCTGTAAAGAAACGATTTGGGCTTAGGTATGCGGCTTCGTACAACTTAACTTATGACGCCTCTAATCCTAACAAGTCTCACTTAACTCACTTTATATATGACGACAACGAGCAGTATGTTGTTTCTATAGAGCATCAAAAGCTTAGGTTTTTTAGGCTAGTCAACTCTACTACGACATCATTAGTTGATACGGTAACGGCGGATACTAGTAATGCTGCCTTACCTTTTGACCAAGACTATCTTTCTCAAATAACAACAGCCCAATATGGGGACGTTCTTTTTGTATGCCACCCTCTGTTTGCACCAAGAGTAATTACTAGAACAAGTTTAACAAACTTTGACGTAAGCACGTTTACTTTTGACTCACGCGCTGATGGCAAGCAAATATATCAACCATATAATTCTTTTCAGAACCAAGCTGTAACCTTAGACCCTAGCAAAGTATCAGGCGATGGCGCAACTTTAACAACAAGCGCTGCTTATTGGGATCTTACAGGCAGTGCTACTAATGGTAACTATACATCTTCTAAGCATGTTGGAGTTACAATTAGGTATCACGAATCAGATATAGAAATAGTTAGCGTTCAATCTGCGACACAAGCTACAGGTAATATAGTAAGCCCACTAGAGGTTAGGCTAGCGGTAATTGACCCGTTGCGAACAACTGCTGGTTCAGCATTAGTTGAAGTTACGCATATTGCTCATGGCTTTGCTGGCGGTGAAGCAATTACAATTGTAGGCGCCACAGCTATTGGCGGGATTAATACATCAAATATAAACGGCGCAAGAACAATATCTAGCACTATTATAGACGACAACACATATACCTATACGGCTGGTGGCGATGCTAGCTCTGCAATAGATGGCGGTGGTAACGTTAAAATAGGAACTCATGCGCCGACAAGAGGTTGGTCAGAGCAGTCATACTCAGCTAAACGTGGATACCCTGCTGCTGTTACTTTCCATGAGAACAGGCTTGTCTTTGGCGGAACACTAGCAGAGCCAGACACACTTTGGATGAGCAAAATTGGACAGTTCTTTAACTTTGATGTAGGAGCAGCAGACGACATAGACGCAATCTTTCTCACTGCCGCAACAGGCGAAGTGAATGAAATTAGATACCTTGTGTCAAACAGAGACCTACAAGTCTTTACAGCGTCAAACGAACTGTACGTTCCCACTTACTTAAACCAAGCAATCACGCCGACTAACGCCCAGATCAGAAAGCAAACGCCGTTTGGCGCTGAGTTTGTTGAGCCTGTGTCAATTGATGGAGCAACTATTTTTGTGCAGCACGGGGGTAAGTCTATCAGAGAATACCTCTACACCGACACAGAGGACGCCTACACGGCTACTTCGGTTTCTACGCTATCATCGCACCTAATTGACAACCCCGCCTCTATGGCCGTTGTACACGGCGGCTTTGAGCTACCAGACTCTTATGCGTTTTTTGTTAGGGTCGGGGGCGAAGCCGCAATCTTCTCATCTAACCGTGCAGAAAAAAGAGCTTCATGGACTAGAGTTACAACCAAAGGTAGGTTTGCAGGTGTAGTTGCTTTACGCAATAGACTTTTTGTTAATGTATATGATGAGTACAACAAGCTTCAACTGTGCGAATTTTCTGGTGACGTTGGTTTGGATATGTATCTCTTTAAGGCTGTTAGTAACAATCTTGTGGATGTAAGCGATTTATATACAAACACACAGGTTGTGGATGTAGTTGTTACTAATGGAACAGTTGAGTCGCACCTCGGTTCGTTTACAGTAAACAGCGCAAACAAGGTAGACCTGACAGCATACGCAGGTCACGGCTTTACACACGCCTATGTAGGCAAAAAGTTTACAGCTAAAATAGTTACCAACCCAATTGATGTTAACGCAGCGTCTGGCCCACAAACTGGAAACGTCCGTGGGGTTAGTAGTGTTATTTTAGATTTAAAGAATGCTCGATCCTTAAAGGTAAACGGACGTACCTTCTCAAGCTTGTCAGGTTTTAACGGTAAAAAAGAAGTTAGAGTTCTTGGATACAGTCGTGACCCACAGATTACTATTGAACAAACCGATCCATTGCCATTGCAGGTAAATGGATTGATAGCGGAGTTAATTATATAATGTTCCTTCAATTACTTACAATGACGCTGCAAGCAAAGAGCCAGCTTGACGAGGGAAAACGAGCTAAAAATGTAGCTAATCTTAACTCATACAAACTCGGCACTGAAAAGAAAATGAGTGAGGTTGAGTCTCAGCAACGTCACAACGATAGACTTGAACAATATAAATCTAATTTGTCGTCTAACATTGCGGCGTTTGCTGCCACTGGAAGAGAACTTGGAGACTTTAAGACTCCTGGAAAAGGCACTAATAGTGTATCTGCTTTTCTTAACAGGCAAAGAGATGTCGCTACTGACGACACTGCTCGTTCAGATATAATAGGCAGAGCGCAGTCTTTAAAATACAACCAACAAATGTTTGCAGTAAGGGCCGAAGGGCAAGCTTCATTAGTTGCCTCAAGGTATAGAGCATTTACATCAGTAGCTTCTGGCTTAAACGATATGATGAAGACAGCAGCAAGTCGGGGTACAGGATAATGGCCGTAATTAGAGAGCAACGTAATTTCCGTATTGGCCCTGTTGGCGTAACAAGGTCGGCCAATACTAGCATAGTAAACGAATCAATCTCAGAAGCTCTAAGTGCAGTAGGCCAAATACAATATGAGGCTATGGCTAGAAGGGCTGAAGATATTGGAACGGACGCTGGTTACAGTGCAATAGTAATTGATCCAGAAACTGGCTTGCCTCAACCACTTGTTCCGCCAAAAGGTTTTGGCTCTATTGCATCCGATGCTTATGATAGGGTTGCTAGAAACAGATTTGAAACGTCAATACAAAATGAGATACAGCTTAAGGGCGACGAGCTTTCTGGCAAATATAAATACAACCGCAACGGTGCATCCTTATACCACAAGAGCATGAGCGATTACGTTGAGTCAATGGTTGAGGCCGCAGACGGGGCAGGCTATAAATCTTACATTCAAGATACGGGTATGACCTACCGTGACCTTACAACTCAAAAGCTTGCTTTGCTGCAAAGTGAACGCGAAAGAGCAGAGTTAATAGAATTTACTCAAAAGTCGTTTACTGACGCCAATCAAGCTGTTGAATCTTTACATGCGTCCAATCCAGAACAAGCAGAAATCTTTGGAGAGGGCGCTATTCAGGGAGTTATTGACGCTGTAAACGCTGACCTTTTGCCTAAGAGCGCTATCGCTAAAGCAAGAACTGCATTAATGGTTAGCAAAACAAAAGGAATACTTAGGGG